CAAACAAACAAACAAACAAACAAACGGAGTGTACTATGTTTAAACAAGCACCACTACCGTTTGTTGGGCAAAAGCGAATGTTTTTAAAACACTTCGAGGATGTATTAAACGCCAGCATTAAGAATGATGGCGAGGGCTGGACTATCATTGATACATTCGGTGGGAGCGGTTTATTAAGCCACGTTGCTAAACGACTCAAGCCTAAAGCACGCGTAATCTATAATGACTTTGATGGATACGCTGAGCGATTGACGCATATTGATGACATTAATGCGCTTCGCGCACAGCTTTACGCGATAGTTGGCAACGCTACGCAAAAAAACAAAAGAT